GCCACAGATTATTTATACTTGGCTGGTAGTACGTGTCAGCAATCCAGACCGACGCCGGGGGAGTACCAGGCATTGCTGGGGTCACAGAGACGGTAGTGTCAACAACAAACGCCACGCCCGTGACGGTGTAGATCTGAGCCCCGGGGGTTTGATCGAATACTACCTGTGTGCCGATCGGATACTTTGCCGTCTGATCGCCAGTTACATCAAAGTCATTTACGCCGGTTGCTATGACGGGCTCTTCGGCGTAGCCCACGTTCATATTGCAAACGAAAGGCCCGTTTCCGGCGCCAAACGTGGTGCCGGTAGTAAAAGCGTCTAAGGTTGTGGCATTACCTGCAAATAAGTAGTTTAGGCCGTTGTAGGCGTTTACGATCATTCCTCGCGCGATGCCGTTTGAGTCACGGAACATCTGCCGGTAGCCCCCCATCTTTCTTGGGGCCCCACGCTGGAACCTGGTCCACACGCCATCGGTAAACTCTCTGGACTCAAAGACGGTACCGTCACGTTTAATACCAGGCTGCACGCCCAGCGTGTAGATCATTCCTAAGTTTTGATCCATCTGCTGCGCCATTAAAATGTTCCGCCCGTTATCAGATCAGCGTTAAACTCTGCGGAAGCAGATACCTGGGGGCTGCTTAGATTGGACCCATCAAATTCAAAAATATCTTGGCCATTGGCGGCGACCCGCATGACGTTAGCGGCTGCCAAGTAAAGGCCCGTGCTTGTGTTACTGGCAAAAGAAAAGGTCGGGTTTGATACGGTCCCGTTGTTTGCTAAAAACGTTCCGGTGGAGGTGCTAAGAGCAAGCGTTGTAAGGGTTACGCCGTCGCTTAACAAAAACGCGGTAACCCCGTCACCAAACGACACAGCAGGCGACGGGCTTCCCGTAATCTCAAACTCAACGCTGTAGCCAGGTTGTCCCGTGACGTTGCTAATAATGTATACCTGGGTTATGGCCGGCAGAGTCACCGTCAGGTTTTGTGTGCGGGTTCCGGTGAAGGCCGCGTATTCTTGAATTGTTGGAGCAAACGTAACCAGGCTAAGGCTGTTTCCTACGATCGCATCTACGTCGTAGGTTGCCGAGGTGTACGTAAGAAGGGCCTGTCTAGACAATCCGACCGTAAAAAAGTTGTCGGTAGAGCTGTCGTAAACGATGATGGCCGAATCTGTTGGGTAGAACGTAGAGGTGCTGTTGCCGTCAATTGTTGATCCGGCAAAGGGTAAAATTGTTAGGGCTCCCGTGCCGTTGTTGCGGACCATGATAAACCAGCCAGGCTCAATCGTTGCCGGGTCCGGCAGGTTAAACGACCCCGCGCCGCTGGTCCAAACGTATGCCAGCGCCCTGCTGTCCTCGTCCAGAGTTGGCGCCACAGACACCTCCACGACGTCCGTCGAGGTCTCTAGCTTTCCGGCCATGGTCGTTAATCCGCTGCCAACAAGGGATGCGGCGTCTGCGATTGACGTTCCGGCACCGTACGTGAAGTTTCTAAAAACTCCCGCCACGGTGCTGTTGTCGACCAGGTAAAAGTATCTTGCCGTTCCTGGCAGGATGGTGACGTCGTTGGCTCCGGTGTAATCCGAAACAACGAAACTTTCTATGCCTCGGTTGCGAAAAAGAATATCCGTCCCGACTGAGGCCTGGTTTGCCGGCGGTAGCCTGATTGATGTCCCGGCCGTGTTCGCAATACAGTCAATGATTCGGGCAGCGACAACAGTGGTCCCGCCAGGAAGCGTGCTCTCCGGCCAAGAAAGTTGTTGGCTTGTTGAGAACGTCAGCGACAGGTAGCTTACGTCGGTCGGTTGTACGACGTCGCCGGTGAACGGGGATACGAACGTCGTCATTAGGGCTCCATGACGTTGGTGTTGCGGTCAATGTTTCTGCTGGCGTTTTCTGCCTTGAGTGCTTGCATGGCGTTATCGTACATTCCGCGCCAGAGCTGCAGCTTGTCCGGAGATTTCAAATACCCCTGGGCCTGCAGGAGAGTGCCAAACAGCATTGCCTGCGGCGCTACTTGCGTGATAAGGTTTTGCTGATTCGTTGAGTCAAGCGGCTGAACAAGGCTGTAGTAGATGATTTCAACCGTGTAGTTGCTGTTCGGAATCGGGCCAAGAGCCCAGTGATTGTAGTCGTAATCTGCATAGTATTGTGGTACTCCTTGTGAAAATTCTGTTTGTACTTGGGCCACATAGTCTTGAGATCGGTGCAAAACGGGCTCGCCGTTTATTTTCATGGAGACAGTTTTTCTCCACCGGCTGGGTTTAATAAGCGTGCC